CTAATGAAGATAAGTTTGGTTGTTATATGACTGATGCACAAATAGAGCGTGGTGATTGTGATATTATTGAAGAAGATGAAGAACAATACGATACCGAAGAAGAGTTTTACGAAGATGATGATATGGTACTTGACCTGGAGTCTGAAGATGAAGTGGAAGAACTTGAACCTTTGGAAGAAAAGATTGTTGTTGAAGAGGAACTTGAGATTGATGTCAAGGAACTTGAAGAAGAGTTTAAGTTTGAAGAAGAAGAATTTGTAATAGAGATAATTATAGAGGAGATACTAGATGAAGAAGTTGAAGAGATTACAGAGAAAGTTTTGGATGAGCCAATACAGGAAGATGCTGAGGAAACCTTTTTAGAAGATGAGTTGGATAAAGAGATACCAGGAGATGACATCATCAGAGAAGAAACAATTCAAGAGGAAGATGTCAAAGACGAGGTTATACAGGAAGTAGAAGAACTTACTGAAGAAGAGGTAGCTGTAGAGGTTGCTGAAGTAGAAGAAGTCATTGAAGATATTGTTATAGAAGAAGTTACTACTAAAGAAGTTATAGAGGTTATAGAACAAGTCAATGACATTGGTGTACAAAACTTAAATCAGGCAACAGAAGAAGTACAAGAAGTTGTACAAGCTGTTGTTGAAGAAGCTATAGAAAATGTAGAGGAACTTACAGAGGAACAGGTTGCAGTCGTAGCAGAAGTATTACAAGTAGAAGAAGATGATGTTGAGATTATTGCTGAAGCTGTCAAAGAAGATAAAGTTGTAGCTGAAGCAGTAGAAGAATATGTAGAGAGAGCAGTACAGAACGCAGATGTAGAGAACTATACACTTGCTGATGTAGTTACAGAGGTACAATACGAAGCGTTCTTAGAAAATCCAATAGAAACATTTGTAGATTTAGATTTAGAAGGTATAACAATAAACAATTTAGGAGATGATATGACACAAGACCAAAAAGAAAAAGCACAGGAGGTCGTAGTTCCTGTAATCTTGACTAGAATAGCTAGTATGGCAGCTTTTGTATTTAGGAGAAGTCTATGATTAACAAGCTATGGACCTGGTTAGTAGAAGTAATAAAAGAAACACTTAACCTTAGTTGGACTTTGGTTGGTTTAGTTATTGCTACGCTTACACTAACTGGTTCTGCACAGCAAGTTACAGGATTAGCTACTATAATTACATTAGCTATTTGGTTATTGACCATTAGTTTTAGAAAAGGAGAATAGTATGGACTGCTGTGGTAGTGGATGCTGTGGTGGTAGATAATGTGTGTAACCTACATTAATGATGCTGGTACATACATTACCATATGTAATAGTAAGTATGGAGGTATAGGTGAAGTTAACTGTAGTTAGAACACAATTTGGAACAGATGCAACTAATGGGTTGCTATTTATAGATGGTATTTTTGAGTGTTATACACTAGAAGACCAGTATCAAGCAGTAAAAGTTATGCACGAGACCTGCATACCAGAAGGAACTTATGATATTAAGTTTAGAAAGACAGGTGGCTTTCACGCAAAGTATTCAGAGAGATACAAGAACGCACACTATGGTATGTTACACATACAAGATGTGCCTAACTTTACCTATATACTTATACACACAGGCAATACTGATGAACATACATCAGGTTGTTTAATTGTAGGAGAAACACAACAAGATTTAGAGATAAGTAAAGATGGTTTTATAGGTTCAAGTACAGTAGCGTACAAAAAAATGTATTCAAAAGTGGCTAATCAATTACTACAAGGCAAAGATGTAACCATAGAATACACAACAATTAATAAATTATTAGAAAAAGAACTAGACAACAAAGCTAAAGACCATACTGTTTTAGCTACCACAGTTTACGATAAATTACAGGAAATAAATGGTAATGTTTTGATAGGTAATGCTATGTTGAAAGGGAGATTGATAACATAATGTTTGAAAGATTTAAAAGAGCAAGAGACAAAGATGGTAAGTTCAAGAAGGACTTATGGTGGACACCTTGGTCAGAATCGTGGGAGTATAGAATGAGTGTAGACCTCAAAGATATGCTTGAAAGAACTGCCTGGACCTTCATTGAAGCGTTCATTGGTGCATTAACAGTTGCTCCATTAGTTGGTGTAGAAGCTGAAACAATTCAGTTAGCTGCATTAGCTGGTGGTGGTGCTGCACTTGCAGTCATCAAGACATACGCAAAAAAACAAATTACTAAGTAGCTGAAAAGGTCTTAGCCTTACTGTATAATAGTATTAACAGAAAGGCTGCATATGACTGATAAGAAAGACTTAGGTAATAACTATTACCGTTCCGGATGGCAACCGTCAGCTGAGTTTGACGAGCAATCCGGTCTTGGTGAAATAACACACATAGGAACTGACCCTAATTATAAGAATAAGTTTGATTCTATTCTACGAGAGTGGGGATTTGACCCTAAACATTACGAAATAGAAGGTAAAGTTAAGGCTAGCTCCTGGAATACACAAATCAAAGGCGGAAATGTAGAAACATTTTATGCTTTTAAAGGTATTGTTAGACGAAGACATCCTGCTCGTGACGAGTGGTATAACAAACTTCTTAAAGAAGTATCAAAGAAAAAACCTCTAAAGAAAAAACAACACAAAGGTGATACAGCCTACATATTTACATTAAGTGACTGGCAACTGGGCAAAGTTGACCTAGGAGTAGAGAAAACTCTTGAGAGATACGATATAGCACTTGAGAAAGCAGTGCAAGAGATTAGGTCACTGGGTACCATAGACGAAATTTATTTGCTTTCTATGGGTGATTTGACCGAAGGATGTTATGGATTCTACGATTCTCAGCCACATAATATATCATTAAACTTATCTCAGCAGTATCACTTAGCAAGAAAACTAATTATGAAGACTGTTGATACATTTTTACCATATGCAAACAAGATTGTACTCTCTGGAATCCCTGCGAACCACGGAGAAATGTCTCGTAGTGGCAAAGGACAGGTAGTTACATCAAGATTAGATAACTCTGATACGATGCACTTACAAATATGTAGTGAGATTATGGAACAGAACCCACGCTATGACAACGTAGAGGTTTCAATACCGGAAGGCTTTCATCATACATTAAAGATTAAAAACACAACAGTAGGTTTTACACACGGACATATGCACGCAGGCGGTACAGGACCTGAAGGTAAGATAATGAAGTGGTGGCAAGGTCAGATGTTTGGTGACTTTCCTGTTGGTGATGCAGAGGTCTTAATTACAGGACATTTTCATCATCCTCGTATGATGCAACAGGGTAATAGAACTTGGTTTCAATGTCCTTCAATAGATGCAAGTATAGATTTTACTGCAAGGACTGGGATGTGGAGTAAGCCGGGTGTCCTTACCTTTACAATAGATAAGGACGGTTGGGATAATTACAAGATAGTTTAAGAACTACCATCTTCAGCTATGTCATAACAAGTATCACACATTGGTCTATCTCCTGTGCCTATGTACGGCTCGTTATTTGTAACTTCAACGTGTCCAACTAACCAACATCTAAATATATAAATCATTCTTCTTCTAAATCAGTTGTTGTAAGTACTTGTATGTTAGGAAGTATTGCAAGTAATTGCAGTTGTCCATTAGGCAACACAATACTTTTACCCATAAACAAAGGCACTTCCTTTTCGTTTCTTCTGTTTAATAATTCTGCAATCAACATACCTTCTGTTGCTTTGCTTAACATTACATCAATCATATTTTCTCCTTAATATTCTCTAGCATAACTAGTTAGTAAGTACCCTACTTCTTTTAGTACTTTTTCTTTGTTCTCAAAGTCTGTTGTCTTTGGAAGCCATCTCTTGTGCCAGTTAAAAGCGTAATCAACTGCAACTAAATCATTTAAGTTCCACACCATTAACTTTCTTTTGTACTCTGTTATATATAGAAAGTCTCTTCCAGTTCTCACACTATCTTCAAAGTTAATATCAAACTTATACTTTTCTATTATCCAACTGTCATACAATCTATCTCTTGATTTAATCTCTACAATATATTGACTGCTTTGTGCGTCATAGGTAGAGAATGGGTTATCCTCTACCTCAAACAACGGCTCATCAATTAAATGTATGTCATTCCATCTATTAATTACTTCTGTTTGGGTTAACATTTAATATTCTCCTACAATCTTTACAATAATTATTTATTATGTAACTTGGTTCTCCGTATATGTCATACTCTCCAACGTTACAACTAAGACAACGCATTCTTTAACTTGCTTATCATATCTGAACAAGTTACTTTGCTAGTGTTGTCTGAGTTAATGTATTGTTTTGCTTCAGCCGCTAAAGCGTCTTGTCCATTATCAATACATTGTGTGATTAATGTTTCCAAGAATCCTTTTTGTGCGTCTGTCATTGGGTCCGCTTCTTTACCTGCTTTCCAATCGTCATTACTAAAGTCCATATCTTCTCCTATCACTACCACATCATCTGTGTTAGATTGTTTTAATTTATTAGCACCGTCAAACACATCTAGTAAGTTGTTATCTAACTCTGTGTTATCAGTTCTCTTTTCAAATTCCTCTGTAAATTTATCTACATAATCTTTCACTAAATCTAAGAATCCATTTATTTCATCATTAGACCAGTTACCTATGTCACTATCTACAGATTTTTTCATAGTGTATCTTTGCATTGTAGTTTTGTAACACTTCATAGCAAAGTCTTTGTTGTCATTGCACATACTTAACACTAATGTTTTTAATGCACCTTCTGATATTTTAGAAGGGGGTGTCGTAGTCTCTTGTACTACTGGTTTTTTTGTTGCCGGTTGTTTCGCAACCTTTGACATTTCCTCCTTACTTGGACGTTTTTTACCACTACCTTGATAGTTCCAGTTAGCTAAAGCTCTACCTATGGCAGATGTCTCACAGTTTTCCATCCAAGCGTCTGCATTTGCGAAGCCGCCTTGACCTTTAGTCTCCTGTGCAATACCAGTTGCTACTGGGTTTATGTCTTCTATATCTTTGTAACATAAAGCCCTTACAGTAACACAACTACCGTCATCAGTAATGTGTATTACTTCTGTCTCTACTCTTCCGTTTGGATTATCTTTCCAAAACTTTTTTAATCTATCCTCAACTAATTCATAATCGTTAAGATTAAATTTAGCCATTGACTACCTCTTTCCTTTTATCCGTGCATATGTAATGCACCATTTGTCTTGTAATACCACAAACAGTTGCAATCTTTTGCATACTTACTTTATGTTCGTAATAAAGTCTGCTGATAATTTTGTTACGTGTATCTATCCACGTTTTTTCTAATGATTTTATATTTTGTAATTCATTAGACGCTTCTTTTAATGCTTCAAACAATACATCATACTCGTGTTTCATTTGTGTGGTTGTTATTGATTGTCTTGCACTATCTAGTAGCTCGTTGACATCATTCATTGATGTTCCTTTCTATTATTTAATTGTTATAAAGTGTTATCTTCTTTTTGTGCCTTGATTAGATATACATTACCTTGTTTATCTCTTCCTGTAATTCGTAGTCTCATCTTCTCACAGAAGAACATCGCATCTTTTGTAGATGCAAACTGCACTACGTTACTGTGATAAAGAACTGCAATCGTATTACATTCTTTAGGCACATCAAGTATTGTTGTACTCATACTTTTAATTATAGTAAAGTAATTTTACTTATGTTAAGCGGTTTTTAAAATTTATTTTACACACTAAAAAGCCCTCCGGAGAGGGCTAGTTAGCGTACCATACATAAGGGGTATATGTTACTCTTCTAACACACCTACAATTCTTGCAAGTGCTAACTCATTATCTAATTGTT